TGGATTGTTTCTCTTTGTGCTTTTCCAACTCTTGCACACGCCATACTAAAGTGTCCAGCACAGCTTTGTTGGAGCTGCTTCGGGATAGTGCTTCTGTGTTAGCCTGCATAAAGTCTTGGCGCAGTTTTTCACGAGCCAGTTCAGCACCCATGTTTGGTGCTTGTTTGTTGTCTGATGTCACCACCAACTGCATCTTGCTTTCGAGAATGGTCAGTTGATGATTAACATTACTCAGCGCATTCATCAAGTATACCACACAGGTAAACATGATGGGTAGCACAGCAAATGTTACCTTTTCGATCAGTGCGCCCTTGGCTTCGCCAGCACTCATCTTTTCTTTGATTTGGTCTAATTCCATTTTATCTTCCTCTCCATGCGTCAACTATGACGTCTATTCTTGTTTTATTAATTTTAAGGATTGATTCACAGAACAATTTTTTATCAGATGCTTTGGCTTTACTAATTGCTTCTTGTAGCTGAGCAATTGATATAGCCTGAGGATCTTTTCTCAACTCAGTATAAACCTTAAGATGTTGAAGTTTAGTTTCAGCATCTGTCCAGTTCTTGTCGTCACAATTTAACTTCTCAACTGCAATCTTTGTAGAAACTAGATTATCAAACATAACTGGATCGTGTGGTTTTGGCCATAGCGCAATAACAGAGCAACCATTTAAACACAGAACCAGTGATAGTAGTATAAGTTTTTTCATACGCTAAACGAACTTCCACATCCGCAGGTTGATTGAGCATTTGGATTGGTTATGACAAATTGTGAGCCTTGTATATCTTCTTTGTAATCCACAGTTGCTCCTGTTAGATATTGCATGCTCATTGAGTCTATTAGTATTTTAGTTTTCTCAAGAGGTATTTCAAAATCATCTTCGTTCATTACCTCATCGAATGTAAATCCATAACTCATTCCGCTGCAGCCACCACCTTGTACGAATGTTCTTAAACATAAGTCAGGATTACCTTCCTCTGCGAAAAGATCTAGAATTTTTGTCTTTGCTGACTCTGTTATTGTTATCATATTCTGAAACTTTCTCCGCAACCACAGCGGTCTCTTTCGTTTGGATTACTAAAATCAAATCCTTCATTGAGCCCATTACGTACCCAATCCATGGTTAATCCATTTAGATAAGCATCACTCTTTATATCTACAAGAACTGCAAAATCTTTTTGAGCGTAGTTAGTCACACCAACTTCAGCCTCATACTTGTCAACATATTCCATGGTATATGCTAGACCACTGCAACCAGTAGTCCTTACACCGAGTCGAATGCCAATACCCTTACCACGTTTCTGAAGTTGGGATTTAACTTTCTCGTATGCTTTTTCAGTTAACGAGATCATGTTTTTCTTTATAGTCGTTTACTGCTGCTTTGATTGCATCTTCCGCAAGTATAGAGCAGTGAATCTTAACTGGAGGTAATGCTAGTTCTTCGGCGATTTCAGAGTTTTTGAGTTTAACAGCATCATTAATATGCATACCCTTAACCCACTCTGTAACCAGCGACGAACTGGCGATTGCTGAACCACAGCCATATGTCTTGAACTTAGCATCTCTAATAATACCATCTTCATCTACCTGTATTTGTAATTTCATCACATCACCACATGCTGGTGCACCAACCATACCAGTACCAACTGTTGGATCGTTTTTGTCTAGAGAACCCACGTTACGTGGATTTTCATAATGATCAATAACTTTGTCTGAGTAAGCCATTTAATCTCCACTCCCACCACATTTGGCACGTTTTGCTTTAGTTAAATCACCATAACTAACTGGCCATTCAGTTCCAGGTGCTAGTTCTTTTGCACCAGCTGGGAATGAATAAGCAACATTTGCTTCTGATTGAATTTGTGCAACTGGCTTACGGAAAGCAGTTAGATCATTACCCAAATTAGGATAAGGTGCTACATGCGGGAATTGCCAACCAGCAACTTCACCTGTTTGATTATTGATAACAATTTTGTAAAAACTATGCGGAACAATAACACCACTGCCGATTTTCTTGTTTTGTTCATTGTAGATACCTCCAACGAATATTGTATACGACTGATTGCGTTGAACAGTCCAACCACGAACTGCAGTTTCTAATAATTTCCAGATACCACGATTAAGAGAACCTGCCTGTGGAGACATATTAGTCATAAGGAATGATTCATATTCCACCTGCTGATCCCAAGACAAGTCACCATCAGGACTCATGTGTCCTTTGTCGTAACCTGTACCAGCGTAGTCATCTGGTCTTGGACCATTTTGAATAGATTGATCTGATGTGAATGCATTAGTGCGTGCTACACACCCCAAAGCATTTTGAGGTAGTAGTGTATAAGTTACGTAGCGTGGAAGTTTTGCTGGTGCATCATAGCCAACGAGATATGCCTGACGACAGATTGGCTGAACAGCAGGATTAGCAACTGGCCAGCCATAAGGACTATGAGTGGCACAGTTAGCAACTGGCTCTGGTGGACGTTGAGTCCAAGCATTTGCAGTTAAAGTTGTTATTACTAAGAATAACGATAGTAAGTACTTCATTCATATCCCTTTATATAATCTTTGGCTTTGTGCCAGAACCTATAATGCAAGCAATTTCTTTACTCTTTTTTAGTAGCGTCCAGTTACCATCTTTATCTTCCCACAAAGAATATACTGAACCATCTGCTATATCTAAACCTGTCCATGTTAATTTTTCTTGTTGATTTTCAGAAAGAAATTTTATTATTGGCACCATTGGACCACAGGTTACTTGATAGTTGTATGTAAATGGGTTTGCATATACATTCAGTGAAAAAGCAAACAGTAATAATCCTATTGTCTTCATATTTAGCGTCCAATATATTGTTTGGGCATGGCTTCTTGTCTTCTTTGTTGATCAGTTTTAGGAACCCAATCAGTCCCCAACTGTGGATACTTTTGTATCCTGTCTTGTACCACAAACCACATTACAGACATTGTAAGAAAAATCACACCCATAAAAATAGCAAACCATTTAAAAAATGTTTTTATCTTTCTCATCAATTCTGCATGTTCTCTATCATGCTGCATTTGCATCTGAATATGACGCTTGAGTGCCGCAGACTGTCTTGCATTTAATACCTTAGATTGTTGTAACACCTCAGTCCATAATGCACCCAATTCAGGTGGGCTTTGATAAATCATTATCTCACGCAACTCAACTTCCATCTGCTCAAGTTTCTTTTTCATCAAAACTCTTTGAAGAGCACGATTTCCTAGAGAATCATCACCTGTATATAAATCATATGATCGTTTTTCTTCTGCCTCAAATACTGCTATACACTTTGCTTGGTTGTCAAAGAAAGCACCAAGATGTTGACCAAGTTCAAAATAAATGTCACCAGTGTCTTTCTTGTTTAAATCTTTTATTCTAGATTTTTCTTCATTAAACTGTTTAATTGCTTCGGGTGGTGGTTTCTTTCCCTTTGCTGCATAGTTACCATGAAACTGCTCATCCAGATCTTTGAGCACATCCTTTATATCTCCAGCTGCACCTTTGATATCTTTATATAATTTACACCCAGCCTTGATCGCAGAAACTGCTCCATTGGCCAGTGCAAAGAGTGTTAGAGGATCCATCTATTTCCTCCTTCTCCACTCTAAACAAACTACACGACGTTCATAAACATCACCAGTCCATGTCCATCGCACACATTCCCATTCTGGCCATTTTTTAACAGGTTCTTGCGCAAGTGCTAACGCTAAGATCCATTCATACATCTTACTCTATTTCCGATCTTTAAGCCAGTCTTTAAACATTACAGTAAAAACCATCAATAAGGGTATCGTAGATAAAAGGAATATTAAATCGTTCGTTGTAATAATTATGTTGAAGTGCATACTTCATATCCTTTAATTTTTAGCATAATCTTCACGTTCTTTCTTTTCACGTGCTTCACGTTCTTTTTGTTGCTGGCGCAGAACTAGATTTCTTTGTGCCAGCTTTTGTTCATAAATTCTTTTTTCTTCTGCTTGAGCATAAATACCAACACCACCCATAATAAATGCAAATACAATAGCAGATACCGCTAGAAAATACATGCCAAAAATAAACATATCAGCCATTTTCTTTTTGTGGGCTAATACACGCTCAGCTTCTTCACGCTCTGCTTCTGCACGTTCCTTGAACAATCTAGTACGTTCCTTGATCATGTGTTCCCACAGTTCAGGCTTACCCAATTGCCAAAGAATCATATCTTTAAGATCACGCTCTGCTTGACGTAGAGCATCGCTATGCATAGCGATTTGCAAGGCTTCATGACCCAACTCAGCATCAGTCTTGCCGAGTCGACTAGCCTTTGCTTTTACCTTTGCTCGTTCACGATGTATAGCATCTGAAGATTCGAAGAACTTACTAAACTGTCCTGATAGACTGTTTATGTCCTTACCCAATGCAATGGCTTGCTTGATGTAACCAACTGCTGATTGGGCTGCAGTAAAAGCCAACCCAATAGTAATCGGATCCACAACATTCTCCTGATTATGTTAAATCATCAATGGAATCCATAACCAAACTGCCTGAGACATAATAAAGGCTCCAAGTGCTCCGACTGCAACACTGGCTTTAAACATATTTTGATTAACTGCTAGAATACTAGCTGTCAATAAAACAATTGCTATTTGTAGTAAACTGCCTGCGTAAGTATAGAAAGGACTGCGCTGTTTAGCTACTGATCGTTCAGCTTCTAATCCTCTAGCCTTTGCCATCAATTCAACTTTACCCTCTCCAGTTTTTGGATCGGTTTCATATCTGTCAATTTTGCTTTTTAGTACTTCTGACTTTTTCTTATCATTGGCACGAACTGCATCGTCATATGCCATTTCTGCTAAAGTCTGCTTAATAGACTTTGCTTGATAAAATGCCCAAGTGTTGTTGGCTTCGATTGTGTTGTTTAGGATTTTGCTTGAGTTTGATCCACCAACAAGTGTGTTGATGGCTAGTAATGCTGCTAAAATGCAGATTACCATCCCCGCTTTGTCTTTGATTTGTGCTTCTTTCTCAGAACGAGAAAGAGGTTTTGCTTCTACTTTGATTTCTGCCATTTGCTAAACCCATATAGTTATTCTTATGATCTATTTAGGTTTTTTGTCTTGCAAATCTTCCACTTCTTTTTCTATAGTTTTAGCTCGTTCTTCTTCAGTTGTAGGAGTAATCCTTCTTCCTGCAGAATCATACTCAATAGTCTTAACTGAAACTCCTGGAGCAGTATCTCTGTTCGGTTTAAGAAATTCTCTTACGCTTGTCATAAAGTGATTTGCTTTAGGAGTCACGTAGGTATTCGGGAGAGTATTAAATAACTCTGGCTCCCAATCTTTCGTATGAGTCTGTTCTGTTACAGCAAGATCTTCTTCTGTTATAGTATCGGTCTGAATAGGTGTAACTTTATCTTCAGACTCGATATTATCTTCTATATTTAAAATATGATCTTTTGGTGGTTCTTCAGCAGGTAAAGTTCCAGCATCAATTATTTCTTTTTTATTACTACGTGAAAGATTCCAGTTTGCTGCTATCAATAATAGTACAGCCAGTGGATCAAACACTACTACGATAAGCATTGTAACGAAACGAACAGCTTTTTCTAATATGTCTGTTTCTGGATTATCACCATACAATACTGCAGCAATGTATTTTATTGGACCGACTTCGGCTTCGACTTTACGGACTTCGCTGGCGATCGGGGCACGTTCTTCGTTGTACTTGGCGATCTTGGTTTGCGCTGCACCGATTTCGGTAAGGATTCTGGCTCTGTCTTTTTGCTGTCCTCTGCGGATGGAGATGGAACGATCGGCTCCACTGGCTTCGGTTGTTCTGCTGAGGGTTTGATCCACTTGAGCATCGAGTTGAGTAAGTTCTTTACGGCTTGCATTGATATTCTCCTTTTCGGTTTTTATCTTTTCATCTATGAGAGCTAACTTTGATTGAACATCACCTGTTGGTATTGCTTGATCTAAGTGGGCTTTTGATAAGAAACCAAAGATACCCATAGAAGTTAACAACATCAAAATTACTAATGATACTGTGAAATATGACTTCATAAGTTTTGGAATTTCATTCCAGTTTCTATAAAGCCATGATGCAACTACAAGTTTTGCTGCTTCTAACAGAGAACCCATAATGGCAATCGGTATCACTGCTGCAGCAAAAATTGCGCAAAGTCCAGCAATGGCGTACCATGCTGCAACAGCTGAAAGGGATAATGCTACTGCGAATAGTAGATATGTCATAGTTTATTTTTTATATGAGATCCATGCACTCGAACAGATATCTGTCCATTATAGTATGCATCGGACTCTAGTACTTTCCTTGCAAATTGCTCTCGTGCCTCGATATAAGAACACTCAGCCTTTGATTTACAAAAGAATAAAATCTCTCGAGTAAAGGATTCCTTACCCAGAGACTGTATATCTTTATTTAGTTCTTCGCTGGAACCATAATAATCTAACCAATCAGAATCTATCTTAGATTTGATTTTCTTTCGTTTCTTAGTCCCATTTTTTAATGTGACCATTTTGTAGGATGTTTTAGAAAACTTTGATAGTTTCTTCCCCACATACATACGACTGTTGGCTTTGTTCGTAATTAAATAAACAAAGCCAACACATTCGGGTAATTCTTCAACAATGATATTTTGATATGTCCACATAAGACATATTTATTCATCCTCGTCTAACCCTTCTTCTTCATAAATGTCAGAACCACATAGTGGGCAATGAACGATATCTTCGAAATTAAAGTCATCACCCTTTATTGTTATCTTTCCTTCTGCATCGCAATGATTGCAATTAAATTGTTTTACTATCATGCTGCTTTCCCCCATACATCATTCCAGCTACCAGACAAAGCACCTTTAGCATAATCTGTCACACGATTCTCACAGAAGTTACC